AATCTGTAACAGTGGTTACTTCGCAACCATGAATTTGCTTATCATCATCAAAGGCTATCCACATCTGATACCTACCCATTTGAGCAAATGAGTAAATATCATAAAGCATAAACCGGCCATTAGTGACTTCAACGGCTGGTTTAAGAATAACCTTTACTGTATCCCAAACATCATTGATGTATTCAACTGGAACAATACTTACATTCATTGTTCATGAACCAATGAACCGGCCTTTAACCGGGCTGGTTGCTTTGTTGATCCTGTCTTTTGCTTGCGAATACCATCCATCATTTCATGCAAACGCCTAGCGCCAGCGTCCGTTGAACCGTCACCAATCGCGGAAACCACGTCTGCCGGAAAAATAAATTCGCCGTCTGCAAGCCTTACCTTCTGGCGCCCCTCGATAGTGCCAGGGACTAGATCATCTAGCCCGCCACCAGCGCCCTTAATCCGCCCGCCTGTAATCCGGTCCTTCAAGGCCATGAAGGCATCATCACCCATCACATTACGGAACCGCTCAATAGCTTCCTGTGGCTTAGGATGCTCACCTAACAATGCAGCCTTGGCTTCATTCATTAGATTGGCGGTTGTCTCTTGGTTGCCTTCCCGAAGATCGGCTAGACCGCCCTTGGCAAAATACCGATACTCGGGAGAATACCCCGGCTGATAGCTTGATGGTGGCGCGTTCCATTGGCGGGGGCTTGACGGGAACCTTTCTGGATATTTGCTTGGATCATACTCAGGTTCTCCCGGCATCTTCGGGGTATCAAGGGCGCCGGTAGCAGTGGCGTATGTGCCGCCAGCAAATATGCCGGATTTAATAGGATTAGCAACAATATTGGAGCCTAATTTATCCAAAGCCGCGCTAGGGTTATTCCCGATAGCAGACAACTTATCACCAAAACTCATAGGGGCTTGTGCCGCCTCTAAGCCGGGAGCCAAGGGCGTACTAGGAATACCAGAGCCAGCAACAGCAGGGATTGTGGTTGCTGGACCAGCGGCAGAAGAAGCGCCCGATGCAGCAATTTCACCTAGCGGCTGAACGGTAACAGCCCCACCAGCGGTAGGGGCGGCAGTAGCAGCAGCCTGCCCAGCGGCGCCAGCGGCCTCAGCCCCACCAGCAGCAGCCGCCTCTCCAACACCCGACAGCAACTGCCCTCCGGCATAAGTGGTTACGCCAGAAATCAAACCCTTGGTAAGTGCCGTCTCTGTGCTTTCACCTTGCGCCGCGCTAACACCGCCACTAACCGCGCCAGCGGCCAAGGCCCCAACCAGAGGATTACCACCGGACAATACAGTGCCGCCAATCCCAGCAACCACAGGCAGCAAGGACGCAAAGTTAAAGGCTTCCGGCAATCCAGTTTGAGGATTGGTTGTGAATTTCCGGCCCGTCAACTGTTCAATGCCAGCAAGTTCCTTGTCACTCACATGGACAAGATTATTGTCACCATTCCGGCCATATCTCGCTAGACCATTGGCTACATTCTTCATGACATTACCCCTAGATTGACGTAACCGTTGCTATAACAGATGGAATAGCAGGACAAAAGCAGTCGCAGCTTCAGCTATAAGTTGAACAGCAGTATCTTCCACGGCCCACATAACCTCTAAGTAATCCCCACCAAGCAAAGGTATAACGAAATTCCAAGCAGGAATTAACTCAGACTTTGATCCCTGAATAGAAACCTTACTAGTTGAATTACTTACATCTATACCGTTTCTTCTTAACCATATCCAGACATAATGATTAGAACCACTACTCTGATCTATCTGCGCCGAAAACTGTAGGTTATATACCCCACGGTTCTTCACCGTAATGCGACTATTATTAGTTACACCTACCTGATTGGCGGATACGGTAGAGTTAAACCTCATGGCATAGGCAGTATTTGCCGCCGCCGCAGTCTGTGTCGTGGTGTCGTAGAACGAACCATAGTAACCAGAAGCCTCGGCAAAGTTAGGGGAACCCTCAAACGACCTATCTAGGTTTTGGTCTATGGCCCGGTGGAATTGCATGGCCCATTGGGGATCATAAACCTCCGGTGGGGTGGGTAGCCTCGCCCGGCCAATCATCGGCGCCCGTCCGTTCTAACGTCAATCCTAGGGATACCTAGGCGCCACGCTACACCTACAGCCGTGCTTTCCACCCTCAAACTCATCATGCGGCCTCGCAGCCGGAAATAAGTCTGGTCCGTGAATTGCTCAATCGGCAAGGTGGCAGTCCTGACCGCGTTATTGTTAGAAGTCTGTTTGAAATTCCCACCAGAATAGTCTTGGGTTTTCAATATGAAATTAACAGAAGGATTGGCATTAGCACTATCCCTGAATGTAATGTCAGGTATCATGCGCCATGCAAAACCGAATTGTTCACCATCACCAATCTCAAACGGGGCGCTTTCAATATATGCAGTAATAGGGGCAAGTGGGTTCACAGACCCATCATCCTGCCCTAGTTCATGGAAGTAGATGTATCCGTCCGTCGAAGCGGAACGGGGATAATCTTCAATCCCCCGGTCAATCCAAACCGTCCTGACAATGGACCCAACAAACCACACATTCTCATTGTAGTTATACACCACATAACGGTCATTCTCAGATGAATTGGCCGAAGGGTAGAACCACCAAACTTCATTGAACGCCATATTACTACCGGCTGTAATCTTCTCAGCCTGATCGTAGTTTATGTCATTGAAAACATAATCTTTAACGGAACAAGGCAAACCAGCAATGCGACCATTATAGGCATAGAACCCATTAGTCCCCATCCAGAATACCATGTCATTAGCCGCCGCCACCCCGCTAGGGGATAGAAGGGAAGTCAAGCCAATCTGAGCAATCGAGTATTCAAAGGGCGCCCCGATGTATCTCATTGAATGAACAGCAGCATCCGTCCAAACAAGTATTTCCTGGCGAGTCTCCAAGGCAGTCATAAACTCAGACCCGGTAGGAATCCTAATCCCACCCGCAGAATTTATCTCTGTCGGGGTCCAATCAACCGGATTCTCAGTGTCAGACCACCTAACCAACAACCTATCCTGCAAACCAGAAACAATATCAGAACAACCAAAGGCCAACACTTTCCGGTCCTGATCCGTCACCATAATCTGCCGGGCAACAGCAGGAACGTCAGACGCCCCAGCAAGGCTAGACAGTAGAACAGCCCTCACACCTAAACCAGAAGCATTAGACCAATAGTAGATTGGGCCATCATTATGATTGATAACCAAATCCTGCCCAAAGTTATCAGACGACCAAACTCTAAGTTTTTGCCCTGGTGTAAGTCCAGCAGCAGGAGAACCCCACCCCGTCCCTGAATAGGCCGTCATAGCCCTTGAGGTTACAGTTTGAGACACACCTACCGTGTAGGTTCCAACCCCGCCAGAACCCGTCCCTAGGGCCGTGATGTAAGTTGCATTTGAGCCGGGGGGCGATGCAGATACACCCGCACCTACAATCAACTGCCCAACCGCCAATGTGCCGGAAGCCACCGCTGATACAGTCAGTGTGGTGCCGCTAATTGATCCGGTAAAAGATACGCTGCCAGTAATACCACCCCATGTGCCAGCGCCCCATCCATTACCATACAAGGTAGAATCAAGTCCGCTTTGGATTTGAAAGGCAGCGGTTACAGAACCACCACCTGTAGCATTTGATGTTGCTATAGTGGGGACTGAAACTCTAACCACAGCCCCTTCAGGGGGCCTTATATTAAAAGGAAAAATTATCCATGTTTGACTCGGATCAAATAGATCAGCCAATTTAGTGTATTGAGTTTTTTTTATCCCATTCACATAAACTTCTTCTTCAGAAATAGAAGATATTGGGGCTGCAATTACAGCCACATTTGTTGAATCAGTTATGTAATTTATGTTGGTATAATTTAAGATTGGCCCAGGAATAATAGTGAAAATACTTGAATTAACTACAGATACAATCTGATATTCACCGTTCAGTGTAAACCCGCCAACGGCGCTGGCGCCGGTAAATGTGACAAAATCATTCACCACCGCCCCATGATTAGGAATAGTGACAGTAACAGTGGCAGAGCCATTTACCGTAGTAAAGGGATTGGATTGAACTATCGTGGTTCTCAATGGGGTAATGTCATTAAACCCCCCACCACGTTCAATGTAGTATTTCAAATGCGTCCCGACACCTAGGAAGTAGTTGTTATTCAAGTCAGTAAATGGCTTTAGGTTTCGGCATATCCCACGAAATGAAGATGATGTAGCTTTCTGCCAGCCCCCAATTTTTTCAGGGGCGCCAGACCTAAACCTTACCTTATCCACATCAGACCAAGAACCAGAAGAAGCATAACGTGATCCGTCATGCTGTATTCCTGGCGTGAATGTAAGTTTCTTTAGGGGCATATCACTTTTCTTAAACCGTGATAATCTTTAATTCATCCACAGTCCTTGCGGCAGTCAGGCGCGGGTCATTGGGTAAATCGCGCAGCCTTTGCTTTTCCGCCACAACTCGGGCTTGTTCTGCCTGATCGCCCCTTTCCACCGCGCGCATAAATTCCACATCAAGCGCGGCCAGCAATGGCTCACGCAAGGCACGGATACGGTTGCGCTGAATTTCAACCGCCTTCGCCATATCAATCTGGATCATTTGCAGTCTCCTCTTGTTCCGCAAACCACGCATCAGCACCAATGCCATGCCCATCCGGCGCGCTAAAATCAGCGGTCCAGGCTTCGCGGTAGGTGCGATCTTGCGGGATGGCCGATGTTGGGATGATGCGGAAGGGACGGGGCGTGACTACCTTCCGCATGATTTCCCGCTCTTCATCCGTTTGTTCATCAAGGATGAATTGGCCCGTGCCTTCATAGGTCACAATCGGCGGAACATCCTTCCGGCCAATCTCGAATAGCGGAATACCGCAATCCGGCGCGGGGATGATTACGGCAATGCCGCCTTGGTCGTTTGGGTAGATGATTGCTTGCATGGTTATGGTCCTTCAGCGGTGCAACGCCGCACAAACGATAGCCGGATCAGACACAGATGATGTACCTTCCAGCCTGAAACTGGATGCCGCTATGTTTGTGACGCGCATGTCGGCGTAGGCTTGGCTGTTGCTTTGCAGCGAGGCCCATGCCCCGACTGTCACAGAGCCATTTGCATCTGGCATAGGTGTGGTCAGATTGACCGTATAATCCGCCAGCCCATTATCAGTGATGCTGCTGACATTACCAGAAGCGCGGATTGCAACCGTGCCGGTGCCGTTGAAGTTCACCCAGGCGCGGCAACCGAAAGCGGTGGCGACGGAACCATAGCCGGAATTAAAGCGAAAGGCCCCTGTATTTTCCACGCGCGCCTGCTCTGTGCCACTTGGCCCAAATGATAAGTAACCAGGACCAGATTGAATAATCGCGTTTGTCGTGCTTTGGGTACTGTTCCCAAATTCCATTGTTGAAATATCATCTGCCACGCGGCCAACAAGCCTCAAAGCGCCCGTGCTGGCGTTTGCCTGAATTGTGACCGGATAGCCAGGATTAGCAATACCGAAACCAATCGCGCTGCCCAGCATTGTCACAAAATTGACGCCACCCAAAGAAAACGCCAACTGGTCAGCCCCAGGCGAGAAAATCCCCGTGTTTGTATCGCTACTAAAGCTATACGCAGGCGCGGCGGCGGTGCCCGCATTAAGGCCAAGACCGCCATTCATGGTGATTTGACCGGAACCCGGAACATTCATCCGCAACACGCGGCGGTCAGATGCGCGCGAGCCAGCAGGGGTAGCGTATAATTCAATGTTGCTACTGCCATCCGTAGCCAAAACAGGCCGAACCGAAGCAACAGGAATACTACTCTCGTTTAGCGCACCATATTGGCAAGCCCTTACATTTACTGCGCTGGCGTCACCAAGTCGCACCCAATAATTTGCCTCGGCATCGCCAAGTTTATTTTGCAGAATTGATGTGGATTGGTAGAAATCCATAAGGCGGTCGCCACCCACCGCGACAGAAAGCACGTTTGCCCCAGGCGAAAAAATCCCCGTATCTGAATCGCCAGTAACAGAAAGACCGGGCGATCCAGCAGAGCCAGCGCCGAAAGACACATTCCCGGTCACATTCCCGGTCAAATTGCCGGTCACATTGCTTGCAATGGTATTGGTGGCGTTATTAAAGGCAACCGTAGAAGCAACCACATTAGTCGCATCGCAATACATAGATTGCGTCAAACCATTAGCAACTGTCACACCAGAACCAGCAGCAGTCTTAACCACCACCGAAAACCCACCAGTGGTGGAATTGCGGATAGTATAAACCTTATCTACAGAAGGCACGATCACATTGCAATTAGCCGATAGCGTCCCGGTCAGGTTAATCACCGCATTACGCGCCTGATCCGCCACACCACTGCCAGTTGTCAAAGTGTAACTAGTCCCTGAGATAGTGACATTTTCAACGCCAGCGATGGCTTGTTCCAACAGGGTTCCAAGGTTGTAATTGGTGGTGTTTCCCCAATTCCCGGCCTGCTCACCAGCCCCCATTAATTCCAGTCGCAAAGACGTTGAATAAGTTGAAGGCATGTCAATACACCCTTATAATCGCCGTTTGATCGGTGGCAGCAGGAAACCGAATCTCAAACGTATTGTTGAAAGCCGCCCTAGTAATCCCAAAATCCAACACAATGCAGGCTGGATTGGTATAGGTATGAACAGGGGTTGAATTGTAGATCAATGCGCCACGGGCAGCTATTGTAGCGCCCGTCCAAGACGCATTGGAGAACGTCACAATCCCACTAGCACCAAACTCAACCGGATTAGATTGGGTCAAGGTCAAACCGCCAGCGGTATAACCTAGCCCGACAATCTCCCCTGCCGTGGTATAGGCCGTGGTATTCGCATCAAGATTGGCAGACTCCGCATAAAGGGCAATCTTAAACACATTCTGCCCAACACGGAAGTCATGCGCCCCTTCCAAAAGCTGCTTTTTGAATGACGTGCAATATGCTGAATTTATCATATCATGTCACCTGAAGGCGCGGAGCATCAATGCGGAAGTTGTCTTTCTTATTAAGACCCTCGCCAAGATTCTTCAACCTAGCCAATACTTCATTATAGCGCGCGGTATAAAGCGCAATCAAGTCAGCATCGCCCTTCATATAAGTATAGGCTTCAATCAAAGCACCATAGAACAATACACTCTCAGCATTTTCACCAAGCCAGCTAGTATTGGTAGTGACAATGCTTTCAGGTTCATAAAAGTAATACATTTCAATACTATAAGCAGAC